GGTCAGGAACCAAGCGTTGGTGTCAGTCAAGAAGTTGTTGACTGTGTAGCCTTCAGGGATCACACCCATCTGCTTGATAGCATTGATATCGTTATCAGCAGTAGAAACACGCAGTTCGGTATCAAGCAGACGCTTGGCGGTGAACATCAGTGCTGGGGGAATAATCAGCTTCTTAGGCTTAGCAGCGATCAGCAAACCACGCTCGTCCGTCCAAGCAGCGATCTGAATAACGGCGGCTTCCAGAGAAGTCTCGTTCAGGTCAACTTGGGTCGCAGGAGTGTTGGAGTTGACAGTGCCACCAACGGTTGGGTGCGAAGTGCTGAACAGAGGAACGCCATCACCACCGTAATACTGGCTGGAGTTGGTGAAACCGTTGTTCAGAACAGCAGCAGCTTTGGTCTGCTTGGTATACGCCATAGCGCGAGCCAGCGACTTGGTGTAGCGTGCAGACAGGCTGTCATACAGATTGTCTTCAATCGCTTCTTCAGTAATACTGAAGCCAAGGGCGATGGTTTCGTGCGTGTAGCGGGTAGACCATGCTTCTTGTGCATTGTCGTAAGCGATGGCAGAGCCCTCGTTCTTGACAGGTGCAGCAGCAAAGCCAGAGAGTTTAGTCTCTTCTTCGAAGGAACGCTCAGAGGTTTCAGTCTCGTAGATTTCCTTGTGCTGTTCGCCGTAGCGTGCGTACTCCATACCAAACAAAGCGTTCAGGCCGGGGAGCAGTTCTTTAAGCAGTTGTGCGCGTGAAATAGCCATGATTTAGCTCCTATTACAGACCAACAGCGTTGCTGTAAGAATGGTATCCGGGGTTGAACTTCACCAGAATGTCAGTATAAGCGTCACCCACGACCGAGAAGCCCTGAATGTTTACGAAACCAACGACGCGGAAAGCGGCGGTGGTTGTAACAGCACTAGAACCAGCCACAACGGCGGTGTTCGAGTTACCATTTTGGGTTGAACCAGTAGATGTACTCTGTGCAGCATTCAGGAACACGTTTGCGCCCAGAGCAGCTTGCGTGACAGAGCCAGCAGACTGAACTTGGAACACAGTGCGGTCGTCATCAATAACCAATGCGGTCACAACACCAGTTGTGTTAGCAGGGTAGTACTGACTGAACATTTGCTGACCTTGTGCATTCACAAAAGAGCAGCCAACAAACACGCCAACGCAACCCGTGTTAGCTGTACCAGTGGGGAAACCATTGGTTGTAGCGTCTGCGCCGGTCGAGGTAGCAATGTTGAGGTATCCCGAAGAGTTAACGTACACGAGCGAACCATTAAAGATGTTCGTGTTGTAACCAGCGGGGTCGATTAAAAACGTGCGTGTAGCACCGGCGTACGGCAACCCACCCAAGTTATTTACGGCTCGAAAGCCGTAGGGAGAAGCAATTGATGCCATTTAAGACTCCTAAATTTATGTACTAGAACCGAAAGAGACTTTCGACTTTTTATCGACAAGCATTGCCATATTAGATCGAGCGTCCCTATCACGAAGAAAAGTGTTGTCCACTGATTCCATCTGTCTAGCATTCAACACTTCATGCTGCTGCATGCGTGACTCTAAGATTTCAGACGGGATGCGGCAGAGCAACAGACCACCCACTTCAATCGATCCTTTGAACCGACCTTCAGTGGAAGCGTGCATCATCAGCTCGGGATAATCGTCACCTTTGCAGGGTTCGTATCCTTCGCGTAGCTTGGAAGAAATATTGCTTGGATCAGCTACACCCATCGTGGCAGTACGCACCCAGCGGTGTGTCCAGCCCGGACGAGGGTCAGGATTAGGCAAAAGTTCAGGCGCACGCCACACCATTGGGCGTTGCGTAGCCGCACGATTGTCTAACTCACGAGCGAGTCGGTTTTGACCTTTTTCAAGGGTTTTAGCGTTTTCCATCATTTATTCCTTTCAATCAAAGCAACCTGTTTAGCATATTGGTCAATAGGGACCCCAAGACGGCGAGCGATCGCTGCTTCGGATGCCTTCAACTTAATACGATTAGGCGGTGTGCTCCGGGTAGCGGGTGCTACAACGGAACTTGGTTTTGTTGCACGGCGCGGGGTTTCATCCTCGTAAGCCGGTTCTGACCTTTTTCTAGGAGGAGGGTCATATTCTTCCTCATCGCTCTGGGCATCTTCAAAATGCTCAGGAAATCGTTTGCGCATTGTTTTATCAATGGTTTGGAAGTACTCTTCAGTACCCACATATTCAGGACCATACTCCCGGGCTAATTTTTTGTCAAGCCCAGTAGCAGCCATAGTCATTTCTTCGTCTTTCCCCCACCAACTGTTGTTTTTTTGCACCCATTTAGCCGTACGAGGGGCCATTTGAGGGGCAGCAGGGGTTGAGTCGTACTCTTTCTCCTCCACTTCAATCGGTTTCATACTCTGTACGCGCTCTGCTTTCAGAGTGGCGCGAGTAATCTCCGATTGTGCGTCGGCAAGAGCATCTGAGTCCCCAGCGTCGTAGGCTTCTTTATATTTCTTCTTGGCAGCGCCAAGTTCAATATCGGCGGACGACTTGGACTGTTCAATAAAGGCTTGACTGCCAGAAGCAAGCTGTTGTTGAAGTTTTTTATTCTCTTCAATCATCTGCCGGGCATAGGCTTCAGCGGCTTGGCGTTCCCGCAGCGCTTCTTCCTTGGCTCGGCGTTCGTCGTGATAGCCCTTACCCAATTTTTTAATTCGGGCTTGGACTTTCTCGTCATAAGAGGATAGCTCACTGTCAGTGACATCTTCTGGCGGGACTTTCATGGGCTTGCGGCCCCGGTCATCGACAGGTGTGTCGTCTTCAATTTCTATATCGAGCTTGTCATCTTCAACAGCAGCAGCTTTTGTCTGCTTAGTTTCTTTTTCATCAGAAACTTCAAAGTCATCATCTTCAAATTTAGTAGCCATAGTTTGCTCCTTTACGATGCACGTGAAATACCACGGGGGTCTTCCACAACCGCTTCAACCGAGTCATCATTGATGATCCGAAATTCACGACCGTGGATTTTCAGGCGAGTTCCTGAATTGGGGCGGACGATGACAAAGTCACCTTCCTTGCACGAGGGGCCAGAGGGGAATCGGCTCTCGTCTTTGTAGCAGTCAGGCCCTAGCTTGACGACAAACAACACTGGGGTCAGCACCTCTTCGTAGTGGATAGTCTGGCTGGCTTTAATCAGCGCACTATCTTCAAACTCTTCGGGCGCATCAGGTATGACACAAAGCATCATAAATCTCTTAGGGTCCGGCAACTGTTTGGCTTTTTGTTCGGGCGTCTTATTCAGAATACCCGACAAATCTACCGCAGCGACATCAAAATCAGTCATCACTAGTCTCCATTTTCTGCACGAGGTCCTTGACAATAATTTCTGCATGAGTCAGACCCCGGATGACCCCACAGACATGACGATACTCGTCAAAATTTTTAGCTCCTCCTCCGTTGAGGAAGGTTTGTTGATCGGTTCGGAGCTTGTCAATCTCCTTAGCAACGTGACTAAGCACGCGGTAGGTATCCATTTAAATTATTTACCTTTCATGCGGTTTTGATTTTGATTTTGATTCTGGGCTTGCTGCGCCCGGTTATTGGCCATCTGTGATCTGTGCTTGGCCATGTCGATACCCATACGAGCACCTTCAAGCTCCTGCTGCTTCTCAATGCGATCTTTAGCAGCGGCTGCTGTAGCCCCCACCTGCATGGCCGCGATCTCTTTCTGAGACTCAATGCGCGACTCTTCGATGCGAAGCTGGTCGGCTTTAGCTGCGGCGTCCATCTGCATCTTCTGCTGTTTAAGCTGGAGTTCGGCTTGCTTGATCTGAAGTTCTTGCATCTGCATCTGGATAACCGGGTCTTGCATCTGCTGCTGAGCCTGCTGTTGTTGAGCTTCTTGCGTGTTCTGCTGGAGAATCGCTTTTGACGCTTGCGCTGCGGCCATAGCAATCTGATCGGCTTGCTCAGGAGACAGATTTTTAGCTTCTTCTTCGCCCGGCAAGACCATGCCCATCTTCTCTTCCATCTGACGACGGTACTCGAAGGCAACGTGCTCATTAACGTGAGCCATCATCGCGGCTTGAATCATCTGCGCTTGCGGGTTCTGACCTACGATCTGCATGATTTTGGGGTCCTGCATCGCGCTCATGTGAACGCCCAAGTGAGCTTGGTGGTTCTGCTCCATAAACGCTTTGATCGGCTTGCCAGTCAGCAAGTTTTGATTCTCTTGCACTGGGTCCGTTGGCAGTGCGTCTTCTTCAACAGGCACAAGTTTGTTGGCGTTCTTGATGCCCAACACCTCAATCATCTGGCGGTGCAACAGGGGCAAGTTGTACAACTGGGGTGCTTGCTGGGCAAGCTGCAACACGGCCTGATACTGAACAATTTTCTGCGCCATCGTAGCGGCGTTCGGATCGGACACGGGGATGACATCAGTCGAGTCGTAGTCAGACTTCTTCGCACGACGACCAGCGTCCTCCGGTGTGTAGTCGTACTCTTCTGGTGTGTAGTCAGCGATGATGACCTTGAGCAGTTTGAAC